ATTCTTGATATGTGAAAGACCTATGCCGGAGAATTTGAGCTGCGATACCACGAGTCGTATTGATCTCTACAGTCATGGTTGCTTGTTCAAAGATGCTCCAGTGTTGATGCTGAATACAATACTTGAGAAGACCAGAGAACTTTTCATTCTCTTGGTTAGCAGGATTACTCACTCTTGCACAGTAAGCCATATGCTTCTCTGCATCTGGAGTAACACTAATAAGTTTGACTTCTGGTTTCATAAACTCAAAATCAGTCGGGATATCCATCATCGTCTCCATCATAAAATACTTCGTCGTAATCAGTAACGTGTTGTGCAATTTCTTCGTAGTTCATCTTATATGAATCTACATCAGAATAAATCTCTGACTTTAGACATTCTACCAGAGATTCAAGGTTTCTGACAATCAGCTTAAGCTTTTCTCTATCCATCTTTATTAACCCTGACAAAGGTAATTATACACAAAAAAAGAGGGGTAGTCAACCCCTCACAACGACTATTCTAGAATGCTCCTACATATTTTTTTACATGTTCCCCAATCATCATTACATTCAATTATGCAGTTATAATAATCATTTAGTAAATCAGATTCATCTGATGCATTATCTAAATTATTATTTAAGCTATTAATGCTTTGTTGCCATCCAGCCAGTTGATTGTAAGACACAAGGTTGTGCATAATAACCTCCACGCACAAGGACAATTATGATAAAGATTTGATTTTCAGATCACTTTTCTCACCTCTTTATTCTACCACTATCTATATAAATTGTCAGGGATTCTTAATAAAAATTTATGCCTACTAGTTTATACCTATAAAAAAAGAGGGAGAATTAATCTCTCTGTCTCCAGTCATCTGGCTTATCATCAGTAAAGAATTCAATAATATCATCAGCACTATAAAATCCTGTTCTATGATTCGATGGGTCAGGATCTCCCAAGTCCATAGCATTCATAAAGTCATCTAAACTACCTTCCTGCATATCAGGATTAGCAGCACGGCGTCTTGCTTGTCTTAGAATAGTTGATGCAGAACGATTTGCTTTGGCAAGTTTTTCTGCCCAGATCATATCACTTAGCTCTACAGATTCGCCTCTTACAATTCTTTCACAAATTGCTTCAAGGCGAAGACGGTATTGAGTAGAGAGCATATACTTCTCCAGATATAGTGTATTTAGTTACCGCTCAATGTAACTTAAAGTATGTTCTTGAGCATAAAGTTGTTGAATGATAATATCACATCCAATTTTTGGATTACAATCTCCACAGGTATAAACATCAACTGCTGCTTTACCTTCTTCAGGCCAAGTGTGAATACTAATATGACTTTCAGAAAGCAAACAGACAACAGTGACTCCCTGTGGTTCAAACTTCTTTGAAATAGTTTGAATCACAGTAGCACCACTAGCTACCGCTGCGTTTTCTAGCAAGTCAATAAGACAACGCTCGTCGTTCAAAAGAACAAACGAGCATCCATACAGATTAAGAAGATAATGCTTTCCCATTATTCAATTGCTTCGGGGTCTATCCCATATTCGTTGATTAGTTTATCTATCTTCGTTTCTTTTCCTGATAGTTTTTCTATTTCAAAAATAGATGACTTTTGATATTTTTTTAATTTTTTATATTCTTTGATAAGTTTATTAACTTCTCTATTATTAATATAAAGTCTAAACTCTTTATCATCTGCGGATTTGGCAAATCCCTTAAAACCTTCGCTCATCTTTTCTTTTTCTTATCAGGTTGTTTGTATCCCCATAGTTTAGGGTTAACTGATCCATATCCAAAATCAATCTTCTGGACAGCACCTTTTCCATACTTGTCGTAGTACATATCAAAAAGTTTTGAAACTTTACTGCATCTGGTGAGATCCATATATTGAACACCATCTACAATATACCAAATGAGCCTAGCATCATTTGGAAAGCTCTTATCTTTTGCTGCTTCAAGCGTTGTTTTTTCAAGAAGAATTTGACACCCATAATCAGATTGATCGATATATTTTACATCTGATTCGTAGGATGCCATATCTTTCTCCGTGCTAACTGCTACTGTCACGAACGACCACCCCACTGAATATCAGGGTATGCCTCTTTAACATTATCAAGAGTTATCTTGTATTTATTTGTAAGAATTTTATCTTTTGTAAGAATTAATACTTCTGCTTCTTTTGGATGAAGTCCTTGAAGTAAATTAATAAACATCATTTCTCTACGAATTGTAGAGAGACTGCTATTGCCACCTTTAACATAATGATAAAGATTTTGATATTCTCTACGAAGAGAAGTGCGACCTCTACCATTAAGGTCTTGTCCAGTAGCAGACTCGCCACCAGATGCTTCCCTCATTAAGTTATCGGATAAGTTTCCAGAGTAAACGGATTGCTCATCAGCATTTGCATAAGGAACATCACCTTCGGGAAGAAGGCTGATTACTGTTTCATCAAAATTCCAAATGAAAACAGTTTTTAAAGAATCATGCTCATAAGTTTTAAGAACTTCAACTTTCTTTGCATTACTTCTTTGCTTTGAAGCAAGTTCTAAAACTTCAAAAACAAAAGGATTTGTTGGAAGAGTTTCGATAGGTTTTTCAGTCGTCGTCTTCTTCGTCTTCGTAGTCGTATTCGTCATAATTGTTTTCAAATCTCACAGCTAAAATTTCGTCGGGTATTATATTACCATTTGAATCAAACATCTCTGGATGTGTATAAACAGGTTGTGTTTGGTAGAAATGCTCCTTTGCTAACCATCCTACCACACCTCCAACAAAAAAGAACATTATTGAAATGAGAGTACTGATGGTGAGAGTTACTGCTAACATCTTTTTTCTCCAGAGAATTTACTTTTTCCTTATGTCGAAGTGAAAATCAATAAAGAAATGAAATTCTCTTCGGAAGAGAGAAATCATCTTACCAAACTTCACTTGAAAAGTTTTTGGTCTTTCAGATTTTCTCCTCCTATTGCGTAGTAATAACTCAACACCCCGATTAATTTGGGGTTCACTTTTATTTAGTTTGCTTTTTGCGTCGTCCAGGTCGTCTGTCATGACTATACTTCCACGCATCTTCTAGGATGCCATACAAATAATTTTTAATTTTTCTTGCTTGTGGTTTTGGAATGTGTCCATATCCTTCACGAAGTTGTTTGTGCATTTCATCGCTTCCACCTTCAAGGTATTCTCCAAGTTCCATTACAAGATCACTCAATTCATGAGCCGTATTACTTTCAATAAATTCTTCTACTTCTATTCTTTTTGCTTTACGAACTTTAAGATAATCATAAAACTTCATTACAAATTGTCCATTAAAGGCATAGTCAATTGCCTTTTCAACGTCGTTACAAACTTCTTGAAGATTGTTATCCATTAAACTAGATTTTGCTCCTTGAGATATTGAACAGTATCTGTGCATCCGCCAAGATGATTATCATCAACAATTACTTGAGGAAAAGTAGAACCTTGTCCAAATTCTGAATAGAATTCTTCACGGGTAAAATCAACTCCAAGTTTATAAACTACATGCTGTAGTTCTGCTAACTCTAGCACCTGTTGAACTTTTGTGCAATATGGGCAACCATCTTTTGAATAAACTGTAAACTTCATAATTGTTATAAAACTGAAAGTTATTTAGCGTTAACTGGGATTCTTTGATCTTCTGGAAGTCTTAAAATTCCTGCATCTAATAGTTGTTCTTTTCTTGGAGCACAACCATTCTCCTGTGTATTTGTTGCGGTGATATTTGTAGTGGGTAGTGCCTTTGGTATTTCAACATCCACAACTGGACTCATCAGTGCTTTGTTTTTTACAATTTCACGATTTGGTCCATCCAGATGCATCATCATTCTTGCGTCTTCAAAACTACCACAATCACAAATTTTTTTATGAGTTCTTCTTTCTCTTACTGTGAAGTACTCTTCATTATACTTTTTCATTACTTGAGGTCTTTTGCTTATTATAAGTCTTTGTTGGTGGTCTGTAAAGTCCTGGCCAGGTATCCCTGATAATTTCTGCGAGTTTGTCTGTGGTCGTAGAAGATATCATAAGTCTTGTGAGATGGACATTAGAAAAAGAAAGATACCGAATGCTATGAAACTTGTGAGGATTAGGAGCATTTTATTGGTGCTTTTGTAGGTATTTAACTGCATTTGATAGGGTGCTTATATTATCACCAACCAATCCAAGCATTCTATTACAGTTGCTACAAAGAAGTCCACGAACTTTTCCAGTATTATGGTCGTGGTCAACATAAAGATTATTACTA